CCGAAGTAGTCGGTGCCGGAGATAAAGCTGGACAAGGTTTTATGAAAAGTTTTGCTGGTACAGTCACTAAGATGATTGCTGCAATCGGGATAGGGAAAGTTATTAAGGACACCTTATCTTCTTCATTAAACGAGGGTGCAGCACTTCAACAGTCTCTCGGTGGTATTGAAACGCTATTCAAAGGCAGTGCCGATATCGTTAAAGGATACGCTAAAGAAGCGTATAAGACAACTGGACTATCAGCTAATGCTTACATGGAATCTGTAACAGGATTTAGTGCCAGTTTACTTCAATCATTAGGTGGAGATACTGGTAAAGCTGCAGAGATAGCAAATATGGCAATGGTTGATATGTCAGATAACGCTAACAAGATGGGAACATCGATGGAAAGTATCCAATTTGCATATCAAGGATTTGCTAAGCAAAACTATACGATGTTAGATAACCTAAAGCTCGGTTACGGTGGTACTAAGGAAGAAATGCAACGTCTTCTTACTGACGCTCAGAAACTCACTGGAGTTAAATACGATATCAATAACTTATCTGACGTCTATCAAGCAATCCACGCGATTCAAGAAAACTTAGACATTACCGGAACAACCGCAAAAGAAGCATCTAGTACATTCACCGGTTCATTCGCATCCATGAAGGCTGCAGCACAAAACGTGCTTGGAAATATGGCGCTTGGAGAGGACTTAACACCGTCACTTGAAGCGTTAAAAGAAACCGTTAAAACGTTTGTGTTTGGTAACTTTATACCAATGCTTAAAAATGCGGTTAAAGCTATTCCGGAAGTTCTAGGATTCGCCATCAAAGAAGGATTAACAGCTATCTTCGGTGAATCTACAACACAAACGATTATCAATAATCTATCTACAGCATTCCAAAATATTAAGAGTGCAGTAGGCGGTATTCGTGACTTGTTTGGAGGCTTTATCGACAAATTGAAAGGCATTCTTGGAATAAGTGGAGATGTAGGAGAACTAGGTACAGCATTCGAAGGCATTACTGGTGCTATTAGCACAGTAACTGACTGGATTAAGCAGTTTGTAGATTGGATTAACCAAACACCAGCCGCAGTCGATTCTGTAACAGCAGTACTAGCTGGTGTCGTAGGAGGATTCACCGCACTATTGATAGTAAATACTGTTCAAAGTGCAATTGAAAAATTTACGACAGCGTTAAAAGTAGCACGAGGCGTATGGTGGTTATTTAATGCGGTTGTGGCAGCTAATCCATTTGTATCAATAGTAGTAGGCGTTTCAGCATTAGTGGCTGCTTTAACCTGGTTCTTTACTCAGACAGAGACAGGGAAGGCTATTTGGCAAGGATTTACAGAATTCCTCTCTAGTGCATGGACTTCTATTTCAAGTTTCTTGATTGATACTTGGAATAACATTGCCCAAACAGCAACTGCTATTTGGGAAGGTATTGTAAGTGTGGCAACAGCCATTTGGAGTGCAATCACTGGCGCAATTATGGCAGTGGTTCAACCGTTTATTGATGCATTCATGGGGCTATGGAACGGAATGAGTTCAGGAATCTCTCAAGTATTTGATGGATACGTTACATACTTCGCTGGAATATGGGAAGTTATCAAATCAGTATTCCTTGGAGCAATCTTAATCATCATTGATTTAGTGACACTTAATTTCGGTCAATTAGGAACGGATTTAGGCTCTATTTGGGATGGAATCTCGAACGGAATCTCAATGATGTGGGACGGAATTACTTCAATATTCTCTGGAGCAGTCAGCGCAATCGTTGGAGGTGTTCAAGCCACATTTAATGGAATGGCTGAATTCTTAAGCGGTTTATGGGACGCTATTTCTGGTGCAGCTATTGCAGGTTGGAATGGATTAGTTTCTGGAGTTCAAGGGATTATCGATGGCTTAGTATCTGGAGCGCAAGCGGCTTGGGATGCTATGTCTAACGCTGTTTCTAGTTTAGTATCTGGAATTACAGGAATCTTTGATGGCTTATGGAATATCGACTTAGGTGCAGCAGGGCAAGCTATCATGGATGGTTTTCTCGGTGGATTGAAAGCTGCTTGGGGAGCTGTTACAGACTTCGTTGGAGGAGTTGCGAACTGGATTCGAGACCATAAAGGTCCAATCGAGTACGATAGAAAGTTATTAATTCCTGCAGGTAATGCTATCATGGAAGGGTTAGACCAAGGATTACAAGATCAATTTAAGGATGTCAAACAAACGGTCGGAGGAATGGTTGATGAAATTTCAGACGTATTTTCAGAAGACAACCTGGATTTTAATTCCTCTGTATCCCTTACTAAAACCCTTGAGACACAATTGGCTATGCCGTCAACCCAATTTGAGGCCCGTGAAAGTAAAACCGTGTCTGAGATAGCGAATCTGAGAGCGAGTATGGAGAGAATCCTTACTGCTATCCTTGAAAAATCGTCAGATGTTTATCTGGACAATGACATTATCTCGCTTAAAACCTATGAACAACATGGTGCAATTTATGCAAGGGAGGGAATCTAATGAATTATATAATCATCAATGGTTTTAACACATCGACCCTTCCTAATTGTGTTGTTACTGACTTTGGGAAGGTGGAGGCTGCTACGCCAAAAGGAGAGAAGGCAACTCTTTATGGAGTTAATGGTAGTTACCGTGTGTTAGACGGTTCTTTCGACAGTTACGAAAGGACCTTCACTCTCTACGTTAAAAAAATGGTTGAGATTGCAAGTATTCTTGATAAGTTTCAATCGAATGATAATGTTTTGGAATTTAGCTATCAGCCTGGCTCATTGTTTTATGCTAACTTTGTGACTGCTAGTTATGAACCTTTTGGAAATTATGCTTGGAAGTTAGAAATCAAGTTAGACATGCAACCGTTCAGATATCCGAAGAATATTGCACCAGTCGTATTAACGAGCTCAGGAACGATTGAGAATATCGGTACGGTTTATTCAGAGCCTCTCATCGAGATTGAGGGCAATGGGGATGTATCGCTCACTATCGGACGAAAAACTATGCACTTGACGGTTAATAATAAAGCCACGATTGATTGTAGGCAAGGAAAACAAAATATCTTTAATGCCAGTGGGACAGTGCAGAACACTCTTAGAAAGCGTGGAGGATTCTTTGAAATCCCTGTTGGTATTAATGGTGTGACATTTACTGGTAATGTACGCAAAGTGACTATTCGTCCTAACTGGAGGTATCTAGTATGATTTACTTAACAGAAGGGAATATTCCTCTTAATGCAGCATACGATGATAACATCACACAAGAAGCAAATAGCACCTATCGATTAACGTTTAAATTTCCTACTAACAACATTTTATGGCAACAGTTAAGAGAAGAAACTTTCTTGACTGCTGATGATCTAGACGGCGAGCAGGATTTTGTCATTTTCGAGGTTGAGAAGAAGCATGGCTATATTCAGGTCTATGCTAACCAAGTATTCACTCTCTTGAATAACTATGTGGTAAATTCTATCTCTTTGGATAGAGTGACTGGTTCGACTGCTTTAAGTCAATTTGCTGGGAGCGTTACTCGTAATAATCCATTCTCATTTTTTTCTGATATTGAAGATAGACACACCTTCAATGTTGAATCTAAGAATGCCATGGAGGCATTTGCGAAAGATAAGCATTCTATTATTGGTCAATGGGGCGGTGATTTAGTCAGACGTGGGTATCAAGTACGATTACTAAAAAATGGCGGTTCGGAAAACGAATCGCTTTTTATGTACAAAAAGAACCTGTCTAGCTATCAGCAAAAAACCTCTACCAAGTCTTTGAAGACTCGAATTACTTTCATCGCGACAGTCAAAGGTGAGGGAGAAAAGGCGCCTGACCGCAAGTTTTCTGTAGTTGTGGATAGTCCGCTAATTAACAAATATGGTCAGATTTATGAAGATGTTGTAGAAGTTAATGACCAAGATGTTAAGGATGAAGCAAGCCTTAGAGAATATGGCAAGCAGTATTTTAGAACAAGCCTATGCGATATGCTTGAAAATAGCATCGAGATTGACGTTGTGGGTCAGAGTGATGTTCCTGTCCAGATGTTCGATGTGGTAGGTATCTACCATGAAACATTCGATTTAGACGTAAGGAAGAAAATCACTAAATATACCTACTCACCAATGGCTAAGAAATTGAAGTCTATTGGCTTTGGTCAATTCCAGTCAGGTCTTGCAAATGCGATTGGTAACGCAGTAAGCGATGCTATTAAGAGTGAAACACAGCAATTTCAAAGTAATTTTGAACGACAGTTGGCAAGAGAAATTAAGAATGCTGATCTTGCTTTTGACCGAAAAAATGAAGAATTGAGAAATCAATTTACGGATGAAGTGAATGCTATCAAAGCCAAAGCTGAAGAAACTAAGCGTGCGCTATCTGATGAAATCAATCAAAGGTTCCAAGAATTCAGCCCAACTGGACTTGATGAAATTAAAGCAAAATCAGAGGAAGCCTTGAAGAAAGCTGGGGCGAGTGCTGACCTTGTTGAAGAAATGAAGAAAACTGTTTCTGAAAACACCAAGGATTTTCAGCGAGTTAGAGAAACTAATCAACTCTATGAGCGTATCTTGGGTAGTACGGATTCAAACGTTGCTTCAAACATCGCCCGCATGGCATTAACCTCTGAATTGTTTGAGGTTGAAGTAGGAAAGAGATTTAGCAACCATACTAATCTATTTTATGCTCCTACAAAAATCCCTAAATACATTTCATCGGTCGCAACAGATAAGCATTTAGAACGTGTTAGTTATGGTGACCATGACGGTATCAGAATTAACTACACTGAATCTATGACAGGCTGGTTAGGGGTTCGATTCCCTCTTACTAAGAAGTTTGTGAAACAAGGTGAGAGTCTTGGGTATCGCATTGAAATCGAAGTTGATAAAGCACCGCGAGACGGAAGGGTTTTAATTCAATTATTGGATAACACTGCAAAACTGGGAATGTATTACAACTCTCAGATCACACTAACCAAAACTGGTAATCAGGTATTTACAGGATATTTGGACATCCCTAGAACAGGCGAGCTAAACGAATATAGCCTTAGATTTACTCTTACAAGCCCTGGCGATATCGTTATTCATAAGCCTATGGTTATTGATAAACGCATAATTCCTGACGAATTCGTAGATAGCACGGACTACAACAGTGAGTATAATCGAGTGACTATGTCATTGTTACAAGATAGTTTTGCTATTAAGGCATTGAATAGCGCTGGAGATATTATTGCTGGTATCAACGTTGGTGCAAACGGGAATAACCGTATCATCGGGAAGGCTACACATATTACTGGTGACACACTGATTGATAATGCGGTTATCAAGTCGGCTATGATTGATAAACTCAAGACTGCTAATTTTGAAGCTGGTTCAGTAACTACAAACATTTTAGAAGCGGAAGCAGTTACGGCAGAAAAGGTTAAATTTGATACTGCATTTATTCAAAAACTAGTTTCACAACAAGCGTTTATCGATGAGTTGTTCGCAAAGCAAGCGACGATTACAAAGATACAGAATGTTGATTTCACAGGGAACAATATTAAAGGCGGTCGAATTACCTCACTGAATGGAAATACTACGTTTGACTTACAAACAGGCTGGATTGATATGAATGCTCACGGTGTTGGGATAAGAAACCAATTCCCGAACCGTCCATTACAGTATCTTACTTTCGGCGCTGGTAAAATCAACGGTGTTGACGCATCTTACACTGCTCTATTGAGTAACCGAAACGGATTACAACAGTTTGACCACACATCAGCAGGTCTTCAAATCTGGAACGGACGAACAGGAAGTAGAATCGAAAGTGCTATAAATATGTACGGCCGAAGAATAACATTTAACCAGAGCGCTCAAGCCGGCTTGAAAGAATTAGCTATTGAGACGGATACAAACACCATTACAGGTGTTGATGAAATTCTTATCCAAGGCGTCCGATTATCGTATATCTTAAACGATATTTACGATAATTTCAGAAATCTCGGAGCAGTGGCTGGTAATTATAGTCGAGGCTATTATCAAAATTGGAAATAAGAGAGGCGAAACATGAACACACAAGACAAAGTGATTAACGATTTAGCAATTCAATTGGCAAATAAAACGATTGAATGCGCAAACTACAAGGCTTTATATGAAGAAGCACAAGAACAAATCCAACAACTACAATTAGAGAAAGAAAAGGAAGAATAATACATGACATTTAAAGTAATCAACAAATATTTACAAGAAAACAACCGCACATTCGTGGCAATTCGTCAAGAAAATCCATACACGGCTTTTGACCGTGTATTAGTCGGTAACCTTGTGAGCGAATCAGACGAGGAATTAATTAAGGAAGTCATTGGACAAGTGACTACTGAGTTCAATCCAGCCGACGGAGTGAAGAAACTACAAGAAGACTTGCATACACAAGCACAAGAATATGAAGTAAAACTTGAGCAGAAAGATGCAAAAATCGCAGAGGTCAAAGCGGTAGCAGATTGGGCAGTATTGGCTCGTGTAACGGATGTAGATAATCCACTAGACCCTACATTATACAAACGCGGTCTGGAATTGGTTGACTTGGGGAAAACTGGTAAGACTTACCAATCGCAAGAAATTTTCACGCTTGAAGATGTAAATCATGTTGAGAAGTTTCAGGAAGGTCGACGCGTTATGATTCAAGTCAATGAACCTTTCACTTATCAAGGAGAAACACTTGATCAACTTGCGACGCTTGAGCAAAACGGTAAGCTAGGCATCTGGAAGTGGGAAGCACCTAAAGAGCCAAAGTCAAGCGATAACGCTTAGGCAATAGGATTATGATGCCGAGTGACATCGAACTAAGGATTTTAAACGAGCACCTTCAATCATTATTTAAAAGTCCTTATATTCAGATTCTGCTTTGGTTAGTATTCTTTGATATTGTATCAGGATACATCAAAGCCTTTAAACTAAAGAAATTTGACAGCAAGACAAGTACTAATGGATTGCTACGACATTTCTTAGTAGTTGCTGTAGTGATGGTTATTGCGTTATATGCACGCGCGCTTGGCCATCGTGAAATTGGAATCACAGCCTGCTTATTCTTCATCATTAGTTATATTGGTTCATTGATGGAAAATTGGGAAGCACTTGGATTGCCGTTTCCAGAAGCCATGAGGCCATACATTAACCAAATGAGAAAAAATCAAGAAAACAAAATTAAAAATTTAATCGTGAAAGAGGTAGAGAAATATGATGATTAACTGGAAAGTACGTATTTTAAATAAAACATTTTGGCTTACTTTAGTGCCTGCATTGGCGCTATTGTTACAAACATTCTTATCAGTGTTTGGCGTAAAAATCGAACTAGGAGAAACAATCAATAAATTATTAGTATTTATCAATGCGCTTTTTGGAGTTCTAGTGATTGTGGGTATCGTTAACGACCCAACAACGAGCGGTATTAGTGATAGTTCACGAGCTATGACATACGAACGTCCAAATAATCAATAAAATTATTAGGCAGCTACATTGTGGCTGCCTTTTTCATTGGAGGAAATATGAAAAAAATCAAAAGGGATGTCAGTCTTACTACTAAGGTTCGAAATAATATGAATCGCATCCAGGACGAATTCTATTCTCACGATACTAATAGTGCAGTAATTGAATTAACAATGGACAGAACTGACTTAAAGAAAGTAATTGTGTTATTTCATTTCCAACGTTCAAACAGATTCTTGGAAGTAATTGGAAACGTCACAGGAAATGTAGTGGAAGTGCCGTTTGATACTAGCTTAATTACTGTTGATG